AGACAAAGATATTGGAAAGCAATCTCTAAATCTAACTTCGGTAACAGGATTGTTTTTACTTGTTAAAATACTCAATGTTGAGTCTGATAATATACCACCTGTATTTGGTGCATTAAATTTTACTCTTCCTGCGTCACCCAATGTACTACTTTTAGATGTAGGAAATCTATCAGAACCTGCGTCTAATAGTTTTTTAAATTCTTCGTGTCCACCAGGAAAACCTAGACCTCTTAACCAACCGTGTATCTCTTGGTAGTTCTCTAAATTTTCATCTACAAGAAAAGTCATAGACAAAGGTTCGTATCTTAACTTTTCTCCTGGTAAAGGTATATCTCTAAATGGTGTAGGTTGTGTATAGTTATCTGATATACTAATACCTGGTAAGTTTACCTGTGTACAAAAGTATTCTACTTTAGGAAGTTTAGTAATACTAAACTTAAACTTTGTAGGGTCAGCGTAATCTTGTTTAGTTGGTTGTCTGCTATATGCGTTAGTAGTAGTCATAATACTATTTATCTGTTTGCTTATCTACTTCTTGCCACTCTTTTTCAGTTGCCTTCTTCTCTAGTTCTTTCTCATTATCTGTTAAAACCTTGTCTTTTACTTCAACTTCTTCAAGTCTTTGTTCTATATTTTCTAAAGGATTAGGGTCTTTTTTGTTTAAGGTTGCAAATGCTAGTGCTAAAAAGACTAAAGCAAATGCGAATATATAAAGGTATTGTATTAATATTTTCTTCATACTTTTATTTATAAGGCCAAAAAAAAGGGCGACTTTTTAGGGTCGCCCTTCTTAAATCAATCGTTAAACAACGATCAACCAATATTACATTATGTTAGCAACTTGTACTCTTTGGTAGTATCTATTACTGTTCGCTGAACCAGCGTTGTTAACAGCAGTAGCAGCACCGGCTTGAGCACCTGTTTCTGCAAATGGGTTCGCAACTAAACCGTATCTAGTTTTGAAACCAATTTTTGGTTGGAATGTATCTTGTCCAACTGCTCTTACCATTTGTAATGGCACATAAGGGCAGTAGAAAATACCAGCGTCATAAGGTGAAGTACCTTTGTAACCGACAACATAGTATTGTTTAGCACTTGAATTAGCACTATATGGATCAATATACACTTTGTATCTACCGTTTAATGTACCAGCAAAAGTATTACCAGTGTCATCAACAGATAGATTGTTGTTTAATGCAGGAGTGTAATCTAAAACACCAGCCATTTGTAAAGCACTTGCAACATCAGCTGAACAGATAATCATATTACCTTTTCCTCTTCTTGTTCTTTGTGCAATTCTATTAGCATCTCTCTCTAGTTGGAACATTAGTCCTTTGAATCTCTCAACTGACCATCTTCCATTAGAGTCTGTGTCTAAATCAAAAACACCAGCTGTTGTTGTATTAACAGCGGCACCTTTTTCTGCATTGATATAAATTGTTCTTACTACTTCTCTATTGATTTCCGCAAGGATCTCAGCAGATAGGATATTTGCAAGTTCTGTTTCAGCGTCTAAACCGTGGATTGCTTTTAAGTCTTGAGCAAGTTCCATAGTGTATTCAGCCTTTAGAGCTCTTGATTTAGCAGTTACAGTAGATTTCTCTATTGAAAAAGCCATTTCAGCAAACTGGTTTGAACCAGCGTCACCCAATGCTTCAGCAGCACCAGTTGTCATTCCTTGACCTCTACTATAATCAGATGATCCAGCACTAGCGTCATTTAATACACCAGGGTTAGTTCCACCGTGATCTGAAGGTGTAGCAGTTCCAGAAGAATCTCCAGCAGCGTTTCTGCTTGAAAAGTCTGTATCTGCTTCGTCAAATAATGCTTCGTTTCCTACTTGTGAAGTATATCTACTTCTCATTGCAAAGATAAGTCCAGTAGGACCAGTCATAGGTTGTACACCTGCGATATCGTATGCGATAAGATTTGGCATTGCTCTTCTAACTAAAGAAATTAGGATTGGATCCCAATTTGCAACTGAAGAACCAGTGCTTGATGTAGGCGCTGCTTCGTTTAAGAAACCAGCGTCTTCTTTCATAGCTCTTTCTTGGTTTTCCAAGATAGTAGCTGTAACGGCTCGTCTGTAAGAATCCGTAACTTTTGGTAAGTCAGGGTGTTCTAATACAGGCTGCCATTTTTTTTCGTATTGTTCTGATAAATACATTTTTATTTCCCTCTATTTATTTGACAACTTAATGTCTTTTGTTTTACTTATAGCGGCACTATAAGCAGCCATTGCATTAGTTAAATCCTCGGGTTGAGAATTTGACTCCGCCGCAACATCATCTATTCCACTAGCAGACTCTTTCTTTCCAAAGTAACTTTCTTTAATAGTTGATACTTTAGATTTAAAATCTTCTTCGTTTGAATATTCAATTTCTTCAGCAAGTTTGTTAAATTTCTCTTTTTGAGTTTCAGCAAGATTAGAAGCCGCAACATCAATGATGTCTTGTCTTTTTAGATCGCCGTTACTTTTTGATAATTCAACATTCTTTTCAATTGATTCGTTAAGTTTTTTGTTTAACTCCTCAATTTTTGAAGATTGATCTTCTAGTACATTATATTTTTCGTCTGGAACATCAATGTAATGGTCTTCAAATAATTTTTTTAGACCACTAATAAAGTCCTCAGCGATTTCACCTTTGATTCCTCGTTCTAAAGCAAGTTCGTTTTCTTTCATCCATTCTTCCACTACATATGCAAGGTAAGAATCAACTTTTTCAACTAACTCATCTTTAGACTTTGAAGTTTCTTCGGTTAATTTCTTGTCGTAATCTGCTTGTATTTCTTCTCCGATTTCTTTTACTTTAGATTTAATCGCAGCCTCAAATACAGTTGCAGCTTTTGTTTTAAATTCTTCTGATAATGAATCTTCTCCAGCGACAAGAGCGTCAACGTGTTCTTTAACGTCAATCTCTTTTTCTTTACTTTCTTTTACCTTCTCGTCTTCTTTTTTATCTTCTTCCTTAACTTCAGATTTTTTATCATCTTCTTTATGAGCTGACTCTTTTTTGTCTTCTTTAGAGTCATCTTTTTTGTCAAGGTATTTTTTTAGACCAGCTGGCATTTCGCCTTCTTTGATTTCTTTATCTTCCGAGTCTTTGTCAGTTTCTTTAGCGCCTTCTTTTTTCAAAGTAGGCATTGGATCAGGTGCGCCCTCAGATTTTTGAGGTGCTTGTCCAGAAACTTCTTTAACTTTTTTCGTTGCGTCAGGATTGCTGTCTGTTGGTTTAACAACAGCTGCGCCTAAATCTTCAGCACTATTAGATAGTGGCGAAGTTTCAGCTGCTACAGCATTCTTCTTAGGAGCGTCTGGAGCCGTAGCTTCCATAACTTCTTGTATCGTATCCGCAACATTTTTATTGTCGGCCATTGAAATCTCCTCTTATTGTTTAAAACTAGTTTTAAATAGCTATTTAATGATATTTATAAAACTAGAGATTTTTAAGAAAGCTTTTAAAGACTTTTACCTTAGCTTCTGCTAAAGCACTAGACTTTGCCTTCTCAATTTCTCGTTTCCAAGCTTCTATGTTCTTTTCAACGAGTACTCCGTTGTTCCATACCCACTCTTTACTCTCCATTATACCTTCTACGAAAGCGTCTGGAGCGCTGGGGTCTGCAACTATGTCGGCAGCAGTTGCTAAATAAAAGTCATCTTTTACATAGTTAGCACCACCTCTTGTTTCTAACGAACCCATACCTCTACTAGATACACCCAATTGAGCGCCTTCGTCAATAAGACCTTTTACAATCTTACCGTAAGGTGTGTTCATTATTTTAGCTTCACCGACAAAATTAGTGCCCTCTGGAGCAAGTTTTGTAATCATATGACTAACTCTTTCCAGGTTTACTGTTGGTCCGTCAGGATGTCCTAACTCGCCAAATGCTCTTTTCTTGTTGATAAATTCTGCGTTATATCTTTTTACTTCCTTTTCAAGTATGTCTTTCCCATAGACTCGTCCATTTCTATTCTTTATATCGGATTGTAAGAAGATACCTCTAATTTTATAATTCTTTTTGCCACCAGTTTCTTCAACTAGGCATTCTGCATTTGTGATTTCTTCGGATATTAATTTCATATGTTCTCTCTTTGTACTTGTATATATTTATAAGATTTTTTATCTAAACTCTACTAAAATCGTGTAATTATCCCCTATTACAAAGTCCCTTGTAGAGAGTAAAACATCACCTGTTGGTGTGCCTGCGTTGTTTGATATAGAGTTTCCTGCTGTACGCAAGTCCCAATAACCTTGACCTGATAACAATAATCCAGTTGCGTTTACATCGCCATCCCATAACAATTCTACGCAAGCTTTCTTACTTATTGAGTTAACTGAAAACCATATTTTTGCAATTTTTCTATTTGCGTCTTCGGTCATAAAAGTAGTCGTTGAAGCGTCTATTTTTTTAACTAAAGATTCACCAGAACCGTCTGATATGTTAGTCATTTTTATAACATACTTAACACCTGAAGTGTCTGATAATACTTGTGTTGATACTGTATCTGCCATTTTTATTTCCTATTGTGCGTCATAATAAGATTTAGAAAGTTCTCCACGCTCTTTTGTTTCGCCTTTCTTTCTACATCTTACATAAGTTTGTTCTACTGTTCCAGTTCCAGGTCTTGTATAACTTCTTATACCACCTGAATATGTTCCAGAAGCGTCTGTATATGTGTTAGAAGCTGTAGCAGTATTTTCAAACTGCCATACACTATTTGATCCTGGTACATCTACCCACGCCATATTATTCCTCTATTTGTTCTTTTAGTTCGTCATCAAAGTATTCTTCAATGTCGTCTTTGTTAACATTATGAAATTTTGAAACTTTTTCTATTGCATTTTCAAAATTAAATATTAAATTGCCTTCACTCTTAACTAACTTCATAACATCATTAATCGCCTCTTTTAAAACTGGCGTTAAGTTGTTATATGAATCGCTATTAAACGCCTGTTGTGTCTGTATTAACTGGCTGACTTTCTGCATTTGATACCTCTGGTGTTTCTGGTTGTGCTTCTGCTCCTGTAGGTTCAACTTGTCCATCTTGTGTAAAAGTACCTGTACCTGCGACCTCTGGTTTTGGATCACTATGAGGTTGTGCCTGGAACATATTTCCAGCAACATCTTGTCTTTTAACATCTAGTTGATCGCCAACTTTAGCTCTCAATGCGTCTTTAAAAGCATCTCCAGCACCGACCATATCATTTGCACTCATCTTGTCTATAAAGTTTTTTACTTCTTCACTCATTTTTTATCTCCTATAATAAATCATCATTGCCTGTTGTTTGTACTTCAGGTGATGATATGATACCGTCATCAATTTCTTTTTTGATTTCAGCATCCATTTTTTTGATTTCTGATTCTGTTTGTTTTAATATATTTCTTCTAACATAGTTAACAGAAAAATATTTACCAACGTAATCTCTAACTTCTCTTGCCAAGCCTAATCTTTCTCTCATCATTTCAGTATTCTTTAATTCTGCAAAGTGACCGTCTTGTAAAAAGTCGTAGAAAATACTATCTCTAATTAAAGGCCATTCTGTTTCTGAAATTACACCTTTGATTATTAATTGTGTTCTTAATAGATCATTAAACAATTCAGTAAATTTCTTTCTTAATCTGCCTACGAATTTAGTAAATTTTAATTCATCTCTACTAATTTCACTTGCACGACCAAGATTAAAACCTTGACTTGCCTCTAATCTACTTACAGGAACATTTAAACTTCTATAAAGTTTTGCCCTAAAGTATTCTATGTCTGCTATCTCACCTAAATTAGCACCACCTGGAAGTGTAGTAATATCTGTTCCTCTACCACCTTCTCTACTTGGTAACCAAAAGTCTTCAAGCATAGACATATAGTTTCTGTCATCTCTTATCTCTCCTGTTGAAGCGTCATACACAAGTTTGTTTCTATATCTTGCCATAACATCTCTTAAATAAGATTCTGCTTTTGCCTTAGGTAAATTACCTACATCAATCTTAAATATTCTTCTTTCAGGTGCTCTTGCGATTCTGTAAATCACAGCAGCGTCTTCAATCATTCTTAATTGATTGACAGGTTTAATTGCCTTATGTAAATAAGATAATATTAAACCGTTCTTATTCTGATCTATCATTCCTGATGGACAAAATGCAATAGTGTCCACAGCAATTTTAATTCCTTGTACAGAAGCTGCACCTGTTATTCCTCTTTCGTTATACACAAAATACTCAACAGTTTCGTCTGCAATATTAATGTTAGTAGGAGAGATCATACCTTCAGGTCTTCTCTTTCTAACTTCTCTAATCTTTTTAACTTTTCTTGGATCAAGGTATTTTAATTCTACAATACCATTTTTTATATTTTCAGCATCAATAACCTTTTGAAAAAAGATTCTTCCATCAACATACCATCGTCTAAAGAGGTCGTGTCCTCTTGTATTAAACTGTAATAGTCTTAATACATCAGCAAATTCTTGTTCTATTCTTACTTTGATTGCTGAAGAATATTCTAGTCCGTCTGTAATAACTTTAACTGATTGTTTGTTTTCGTTTGAAGTAATTGCCTCATTGACAATATCCTCAATTGCCATATCACACTCTGGGTGTAAAGCAATTTCTCTATATCTTCTAATTAAATCCTGCTCAGTCTTAGCAGTACCTTCCATATCAAGGTAACTACCAAAAAAACCACCAGCGGCAACTACTTGTGTGCCGTCTTCCGCTGCCGGTTGACTAAATTGTTGTTTTGGATCTGTTTGTGGTTTAACTCGTGTAATATTAAACCCAAATAACTCTGCCATAATTTATTCCTTTGTTTATATAACTACTTATAATAGTTTTAAAAGGGCAGCTTTTAAGGGCCGCCCTTTAATTTATATACTATGTTGTAGTGCTTGTTTCAAAATACTGATATTGAAACGTAACTCCAAAAGTTTCCACAGCGTCATTTTCCGAATAAGATAGGTCTATTGCAGCTACCTCCGTAGGATATGCGCCTCTCAAAGTATAAGATTTTAATGTATTACCATTTCTATCCAACTGATCTACAAATGCGTCAACTTGATAGTCAACAGGATTTGATAACCCCTCATTGTCAGACATATTATTGATACCATTCTGCCATCTTTCAAAAGCATTTCTTAACTTGAAGTTAGTATCATTAAGGACAGTAATAGACCAATCTGCGAAAGTTCTATCTCCTGCTACTTTAATTTGTCTTCCTCTAAATGGAACGTTGATATTTGCAATCGTCATTCCAGGTATTTGAGCTGTTGTACATAGAAACGCTAAGTCTTCTATTTCTCCACCAACTTGTGCGTAACCAGGAAAAGGCATTGTTACCTTAAACTGATTGGCTCTTGCGCCACCGCCAGCAAGTTTAGCTTTGAAGTCATTTATGTTTGCCATTTTATTATTTCTCCTCTACTAATTACCCAGCCACTTCTTCAAAAGAAACGCCAGTTCTGGTTGCGACAAAAGATAATGTGATAAAGTTGATACTTCTTGCAGGTTTTACAAAAATTTCTGCAATAAATTCATTTCTATCCACTACTTCGCCAGTGTTGTTAGTTTCATCACACACTACTAAAAAGTCTGTGATACCACGTCTACCTTGTACTTCTCTTAAAAAAGGTTCAACTATGTTTCTAAAGTTCGCTCTTGTAAATTCGTCATTGAATTCAAAGAGTTGGAATTTAGAAGCAGTAGCTACTGCCTTTTCTAAAATGATGAACAATCGTCTAACATTGATTCTATCAAAAGCACTCGGTGATGATAAACCAGTTTTATCTCCAAACAATACTGTTCCTTGTCCTGAGAAAGTTGCAACTGGATTTACTCTACTTGTGTAAAGATCATCTCTTTGTTGTTTTGTAGGGTTGTATGCCAATTTAGCAGCGCCTCTAATTACACCTCGGTTTAATCCGGCAGGTGAGAACCAAGCGTCAGCTAAAATGTCTGTTCTAGCAGCCAATCCAGCAATGTCTCCGTTTAATGGTACATATCTGTACACATCATTGTATCTGTCATAACAATACTTGTAACCACTATCAAACACAACATAACTAGATGATCTCATTCCATTAAAGAAACCAAGAACATTACTTGTTTGTGTATTTGAGTTAGAAACATTAACAACATCACTTCTTTGAGGACTTGCAAAGACTACACAGTCTTTTCTGTTCTCAGCGATAGTAATTAAGTTGTCAATATGACTAGCAGAACCACTTGGTCCAGCAATTATTAATCCTACATCAACTGTTTCGGCGTCATTAAACTTCTCGTAAGCAGTTTTTAATTGACCGTCAGTTACAGTAGCACCATCTAATCCACCAGATAATGATTCATTTGCAGGTGTATCAACGCCAGTGAAGGTTGTACCTGCAGCTGTATTGCCCCAATTTGTTCCAGCTGAATTATGATCCATCCAGAATATATAATTAGATTTATTACTAATTACTGTTGGGTAGTAGTTGATATCTCCTTGTGGTGATTTTGCGTCTGAAGCTTTTGAAAGTTTAGAATAAGATTCTAAAACTGTTCCAGGAACTCCAGAAATTCCACCGTCTTCATCTATTACAACAATTGATATCTCATCGCCAGAGCCTGATCTTGTAGAAGCCCAAGCAGAAGTATTTGGAGCGCCATCAACTTGATCTGCGTATCTCCATTTTCTTTTGATTCTTGCGTTATCTACGACAGCAGAAATTAATCCACCTTCGCCTCTAGGATGCTGAACGATAGTTACAACTGTTGAAGATAGAGCAGTTACTCTATATTTTTCTCCAGAAGTAAAATCTACTCCAGAACCTGTACCAGAAAACTCAATGACATCGCCGACATTAAGGTAACTAGTTGCGTCTGAATCAACTGTTATTGTTGTATCTCCAACAGCGGCACCGCCGTCTGCTTGTTGAGATACAGATGTTGTTTGTTCAAATGCCGAAGCACTTGAGCAAGTTGCGACTAATAAACTATTTCCCCATAAACCTGCTGATCTAGCAGCAAATGTTCCAACAGAGCCTTCGCCCGCTGAGAAATTGTCTTCGTAGTCTTGTTTATTTTTTACTAGTAAACCAGTTCCACCGGAAGTTGCGTTTACTGTACTCGTTTGGCTAGCTCGTACTATTCTTAATGAATTAGAATATTGTAGAAAGTTAGCAGCGCTGAAAAAATACTCAAAGTTATTTACATCAGGTTTGCCGAATGTGTCCACAAATTCTTGTTCACTAGATACAGAAACAATTTCATCTAAAGGTCCTTTGCTGAATTGTCCAGCAAAAGCACCAATTGAAGTTGATACTGCAGGAATGATTCTTGTTAAATCTCTTTCCTGTACGAGAACACCTGGTGATACTTGAAATGCCATAAGTTATTCTCCTCTAATTAGCTAATTTAATTACCATATTTGTTCAAAAATCGTATTATTAATACGCCCATATTTAAATTTCAATTCTTACTGATATTTATAATACATCAAAACCTAGTGGTTTTTACGAACCACAGGTATCCATCTATCTCCGTATTCATCAATAGTTTCCTCGTCTAAAGGATCAGTAACACCATCATCTACAAAACCAAATGGTGCCATATCTTGTTCTATTAAGTTTTGTTGCTCAGCATACATTTGCATACGAGCATTTTGATCTGTTAATTCTTTGAAATAACCTTGGTTTGATACCCAACCAAAGATAACTAAACACATCATTAAATCGTCATTGCTACCGTCCTCAGCCTGCCAGGATTGACCTTTCTTGGCAAAAGTTGACATCTCCTGTATGATTTTAAAAGAGTTAACCACGATCTTATCTCCCTCAATAAGTGTCTTTAAATTGGCACAACCAACTTTCTTTGTTGCCTTTGTCATACGAATACCTAAAGATGAACCACGACCACTAAACATAGCACCTAGTATTTGACCGGCACGACCTTTTTGTGTAGTCATTAGTACATTAGGATATTCTATTTCATATTGCAAGGCTTCTGCTATCTGTTGACCTATATCATTAACCTCAGTTAAGATATGTGCTTCGTTATATGCTTTTGCTACTTGTGATATAATATTAGGAAAGACAAAGGGTTTTACTTCATTGTTTTTATAAAGAGCAACAACTCTAAATGGCATTTTAGTTACATCAAATACAATAAATGCTGAATAATCTTTTTCTACACCTCTTGCGACATCAACTGTACAAACATAAGTACGACCTTTAATAGGTGCTTCAAATTGATCTACACTTCCTTTTGATAGTTGAGGTGGTTCATAAGTTAATGCTTTAATTTTTGATGGTGAAATAAGAGTATTGACAGAACCTAAAAACTCACACTCAAACTCTTGTTGAAATTGCTCAGGTGATGTATTTCTAATTGTTTGTTCTTTCCATTCTTCATCTCTACCAGGAACCTCTGACCAATGTACTTCAATAGGTATGTAATCGTTTCTTTTCTTTTCAGCATCAATCCATAATTTATAAAATTGATTCATACCATAAGGTGTAGATACAATTACCATTTTTGTTTTCTTACCTGAAGATATAGTAGGATAAACGGAACTGAAAAACATTTCAGCAATGTTTGTAGGTACGAAAGCAAACTCATCAAGGAATATAATATTATATGATCCACCCCTAATAGCACTTGAAGAAGTGGCAGCAGCAACAATGCTAGATTTATTTTCTAACTCAATGTTACCTTTGTTCCAGTTAACTACTCCTTGTTGCATCCATTTAGGTAAATTTTCATATGCAAGTTGTAGTCTACCTAATATATCTCTAGCAGTTGAAGACTTATTGGCAAGTAAAGCAATGTTAGAGTTTGGATTAAACATTGCATAGTGCATTAAGTAAGAAACAGTTGTTGTAGATTTACCTGATTGTCTTGGTAGTTTGCAAATTGTGAATCTGTTGTTGTGTATTGTTTCTACAATCTTTCTTTGAAAGTCGTACATTTTAAATGGCACAAGACCATCATCAAGTGATACAATACGAATATATTTTTCCATAAAGTACACAGGATCACCAGCACACTTTTGATATTCTAAAATTTGTTCTTTAGTAAATTCTTGTGGTGTGTTGATCTTCTTTAGATTAGGATTACCTAGATAGGCGTCATTAATCATTATAGTTATAACCTTGATACTCTTTTCCTGTAGTTGGATCTTTCTTCATACTCCTAGGGTCATCTTCCCACATAGTTTTTGTATATCCAAACCAACCTGTAATAATATATTTCTCGTGTGTTTTAGATATTTGTCCACTATGAGTATGTGTAAAATCAGTTGGCCAAATTACAGTTAAACCTTTTTTACAAGGTGTCGTAATATTTTGATATTTAAAATTTGTACCAGCGTCAGGTGTATCTGTTAAATATGTCATCCATACAAGACAACGATTTTCATTTTTAGATGTTCTCTCACAATGCTCAGCAAAATAACCTCCACCAGGTTTATAATACTGTATGTTAGCACCTTCGTTCATTCCATATTGTTGAAAATTACTTAATTCAGGATACTTTTCTTCATATAATTTAACACAATCTTTTAATGATTTTTTATACTCCATAAAAGCAGGGTCTGTATAGTCTGGGTGTAATCCAAGATCAACTGAATCTTTGTTGTTCTTATTAACATTGTGAGGGCCACCTATAACACCTGTATTATGACGATCAGTATTGTTGTTAAATACATTTATAAGTCCATCGCATATTTTAGGATCAATATGCCAAGCACCTATAAAACTTTCTAATGGTAATTTATATTCAAGCACCTAATTCTTCCAATTGTTTTTTTAATAAAGCAATTTTTATTTTTTTTAATTCATCTTCAGTCGTAACTTTTGGTGCCAAACCTGATAATCTTTTTAAAAAATATAAAGGTTCTTTTTTATTTGTATTAATATTTTTAATTTCACTTGTAGCCCAAACTTTATAACCTAAACTTTTTCTATAATCCAAATCAAAATTGTCTTCAGGAAAACTAAAAGCATAATTAACTATATATTTATCTTTAATTCGTCTATCAAATTCTTCGTGTAATGCTCTAGCATTTTCAACATTGTCTGCAAATAAATTGCCATCAAAAACATCTTTTGATCCAGATATTTCATCACTACCTGTGTGTGTAATGGAATGCCAATGAATACCTGCAAATTTATTTCCGTCAAAAGCACCTAACCAGGTAGTTTTTCCTCCATAAATCGGCATAAACTTTTCAAAAATTGGTCCTTTAATTGATGTAGTTGCACCTTTTAACTTGACACTATTGTACAACTCAGAATTTAATCTGTTGAATTTTAATTGCGCCTCAGATTCGTTAAGGCCTTCTTGTTTAAGATAACTGTTTGCTGTTTCTAAATCTATTTCTCGTACTTCAATCATTTAAAACTCCTTACTATATGTATAAGAGTTCTAAAAGTGTTATTTTGGTGTGATGTCTTTAAAACTTTTTTCATTATCATTTTCCTTTTTTCTTTCACTATTAGTTTCTACTGTATTCTTGTTTAACATTTTTTGCAATTCTGTCGTTGATCCAACAAATAAAGCATTTTTGATAGTGGCGTTTGTCTTGCCAGGTACTTCTTTTAAGTCTTTCAATTTTTTTTGTAAGTCTTGTAGTTTATCAACCGAAGTAGCAACTTGACCTATTAACTGTCCAACAACCTCATATGCTCTAGGGTGTTGACCTTCTTTTGCAATATCAAGTATGCCTTGTATTGCCTCTTGACCTTTTTCAATTAGATTATAATAACTATCTCTACTATAATCGTAATCAGTATTAATATCTTTATCCATTTTTACTTCAACTTCACCAGTCTTTCTTTTAACAGGTGGTTGAAACTCTTGTGGTTTTGGTGCTTCTGATTCTACACCTAAAATTTCATTTACTTTTTCTTCTAATTTATTCATCTGTATCCGTACTCGGGTTATATCGTTTACCATCATTAAAGAAACTAATTGTAGTTGTAAATCCAAAATCATCATCTGCGTCAGCAGTTTCAGGATTAGGTATTACTACAACTCTTTCATCTCTAGTCAAGGGACCATCTGTATCTGCCCCTAAATCTGCCTGTGCTTTTTTAATAACACCTTGGTTGTTCATAGGACCAAACAGATATGTTTTAGCAGTAAAGTTAATAGTATATATAACGGCTCTACGACTAGTAAAATCTCCGTCATAACTATCCTCGTAATTTATGTTACCTAACACGATAGGTATATCTCTTTTAATATCTAACTTAGGAACCATATTGACTGTAACTGTATAGTCTGGTTGAAAGTAAGGTAGTATTTGTTCTATAATTTGTAGACCATCTTCAGCAGTTGCTGTAAAAATGTATAGTTGTAAACTAATATTATAAGGTACAGGTGTATAATTAAAGTTAGTTTTCTTACCGTCTTCACCTGTTTTAACTTGTGAATATTTTTGAACACGAGTTAATTTTCTAGTAGCGTCATAATTAAGACCTGTAATTTCAAAACCCATACGAGGTAATGATGTTGCAAACTCTCTACTATTCAAATTTGCTTGTTGATCTAATCTAACTAAAAATTTTTCTTTAGGTGCATATGCAAGTGGTACTTTTATTCTACTAGTTACACCACCAGTAGCATTTTCTCTTTGAATAACTATGTTGTTAAACACTTGTCCAAATGCAACAATTAATTTTCTAAAACTTTGATTGTAAAATCTATTTCCTAACATTATAAACTATCCTCATCTCCGAATGGATTTCTTTCTGTAAAGTCTAGTATATCATCTAAAGTAGAAGAAGTATCAAATCCTGCTTCAGAATCTAAATCTGTATTAGAAGCATAAGATGATTGAGTTTGTATTGAGGATGCTGTAAATTCTTCACTCATTAAAAATTGTGGTTCACCTGTTGATAAATCTTCTTCTAGTCTTATTGATCCTTCGCCATCTAAAGCAACTTGACCACTCTCTAAACTAAATTTGTAATTTAATTGATCTAGTGTGTACTTGTCTCCAGCACTATCAATAACATCTAAACCTGTATCAAGTTTCTCACTAGAATATTCCCAACGAGTCACTCTTAATTTGTAAACTGGTAGTTGACCTAATGCAAAGAAAGGTTCCTGATCTTCAACAAACTGTATTTCAAAAAATGAGTTCATCAAAGGATAATAAATTATATCACCTTCGTTTGGTCTACCTGTAGCAATTAAACTATCTTTTAAACCAACGTGGTAATCCCAAGCTCTTTTAGACACCATAAATGTAGTGTCTTCTCTTATCTCTAAACCAAATTTTGAAACTATTTCTTGTTGACCTGCAAAGCCTTCGGTTGACTCTACATACATTTCTACCATCCAAGAGTCATCAAAACGAGAAGTCGTATCTTCTCCTAAGATCAAATCTCTATTGACTAGTGTTCTAGGTAGGTAATAAACATCGTGCCCATAAATTTTTAGGCCCTCTACAATTAAATCCTCGTAAAGTCTTTTCTCGTTTTGATTACCGATACCGTTGCCACCTTGAAAGTAATGATTAACTGGCATAGCATTATCCTATCATAAAGGCTGGGTTTAATTCAAATGTACTTCTTATTTCTGTTTCTAGTTTTTCTATATCAGCAAGCGCCTCAGAATATATTTGTTGTCCGTTTAAAGTTACGCCACCGACCATTGCAACACCATTAAATTTAGATAAGTTAGCGCCCCATTGTTTTTTAAATAAAGCAGTAGTATATCTTTTTAAATAAATGTCATTGAAAACATCTGTGTAAGTGTTTGGATCTAATCTTCTATAACATTCTATTACTATAAATTCATCTTCTTCTAAATCATTCTTCCAATCCATATCAATGTAAAGTCTATTGTCGTGTTGATTGAATCTCATAGGTTTTTCACCTACAAGTATATGATCTAAAAAATCTAAATGTCTTAATACAACATCATAGTTAACCATTGAAGTTGAAGAAAAATCATACAGATCATTTAATCTCATTTGGTATCTTACATCAAATAGATTCATATTACCTTTGTTTGTAATTGGAAAGATATTAATAATAGAAAGAATGGTCTCAGGTACTACAAGATAATTTTTATCTTCATACCAAGTTGTTGAAACACCTGTATCTTTTAAATCTGATTTAGTTTCGCTCTCGGTATTTAAACCAGTTAAACGAGTTTTGTCTTCAGCCGTTAATTTGTATTTTAAATATGTTCTTCTAATACCGTCATAGTGAAACTGTTGAAAATATTGTACAGCTTCATCTATTCTATCTTCTAATTGGTCATCATCAGCATTTATTTCAATCACTGGTTTACCCAATGCTCGTAATGCGTATTGCTTTAATGTTTCTCGTGTAGATGGTACAGCCATATAATTCCTCTTTGTTATTACTATTTATAAGAATTATTTAATGGTAGGAAAGAGATTATCAGCACAAAACAACTTTATATCATCTTCAGGTAACCCTAGTGATTGCATTGTTTTTGGTGTATGTGGATTCTTTTGTTGATTAATACAGTAATAATTTTGTGCATTTATGACATCTTCCTTAACAGAATCGTTATCATAATCACCTATCTTGTCAATATATGCGTTTAAGTTTGATAAACCCATTGTACATATTTGTTCTAATTCTTTTTCTTCTCTTACATTACCAGCAGCAATCATTCCTGGACTAAAGATATTCTTTGCCCAATCAGGCAATTCTCTTACCTTTGATGGTTTGTACCATTTGTTTTCTTCTATAAAATATTTTGTTAATGCGTGTTCTTTTTTAAGTAGTGGAGAGAAGTCGTGGAACGCACCAGTAACTTTACTCTTACCTGCAATAATATCAAAACCGTAAATAGGTCCACCATTTGTAGTAATAGGAAATAGACATATATGTGCCATCCATAATCCTTTAGATTCTCTAGCGTCAACTACATCAACGTGAGCTCTTCTAATACTTCTATTTTTCCAAGTACGATTTGTCCAGTTAGGATTATTAAATCTATCCATACCTGGTTCTTTGTACTCAATTAAATTCTTATCTAATACTTCTATTATTTGTTTTTCTAGTTTAATTAATCTTTCCCAGATCATTAATCTTTACCTTGAATGGTAGTTCCTTTGAAAGGATCGTTTTCTATATCTCTATTATCACTAGTAAATTCAAAAACTTCGTTTGTTAATACTAGAGGTTTACTGATTTCGTTCATCTCTTTAAATAAATTTGTAGCAGATTCAAAACAATACTCTACTTCACTTAACACATTAATTTTATATGTGTTCAAGTATTCATTTATAATTTCTTTTACAATTCTTTTGTACTCTTGTCCTTGACCATTAAAGTCATAAAATGATTTAACAGGTACTTTTTTAGAAATCATCTGACCACCAGATAGATCACCTAAGTGTCTAACATAGATATGTCCGTATAGTTTTTCTGGATCGTCTTTGATAGTTTCAATATGCTCAACATATTTTTTTGTACTAGGTGTGATTTCAGGATTGAAATCAAGTTCCCATAGTTTTTTGAAATCTCTATGTATATTTTCTGCTCTTTGTAGACCAGGTGTTTGTCTAAACAAGTCATTGTGCATTCCATACTTCTCTAGTACAGAATAACATTGTAACTGATTATACAAGTAGATAGCGTACAATTCTGGACGAATCGTACCACTCATTAGAATTTTTACAAATTCTTGTCGTTCAGCGTTTTGATGAATCTCTTTAGTGAGCTCTTTAATGTCATATGCCATAATATAAAACCAACAATGTAAAGTTAAGTATTAAACTTATCTAAACTTATTCGCCAGCTAAAGCGTCTGCTGTTGCCTTATCAGTTGCAATTTGAGCTATTCTATCAGTTTCTTGTTGTGCCTGAGCATCGGTTTCGTTTTTAGCGCCACCGAATACAACTACATTGCCATCTGAGTCTAAAGATAATCTCCAAGACTCAACATCTGCAATACCAGTTTTTTTAACTGCTTCACCTTTAGCAACTGCGTCATCACCTGTTACAGCATTAGCAGTAAAAGGTTCACCATTGTTATTAAAATAATAATCCATTTTTTATATTCCTTCTATTGTTAATTTTATGTAGTGGCGTCTATACCGTGTTTACCACCGTAGCAACTATCAGTATTACCGTAGTTACCCCACCAGTCAACTTGGCACATCATTGGATAACAAGTAGAACAGAATCCACCGTGTAGGAAATTTCTGGACTGTGTTAAACTATAATTACCTGACTTGTTAGTTACCATTGTTCCGGTTCCTCTAGCATTACCATCTTGTACAACAGTATTTCCATCATCAGCACCATACATAACTTCCGTTTGAGCTGTGTGATCTGAATCAGTTGGGTCAAATGTCCAAGCATATGTTCTCCAAGATTCACTATCTGTGTTATCAGAATATCCACCGTGGAATCCAGTTTTACCCCAAGCAAGGAAAGGATTTCCTCTACCTGATTTAGTCTGGTTAACACTTATGAACTTTCTAGGATTTTCTAAACTCATACACCAACCGCAAATACCAACTCCGTAGTAGTAGTAAGCACCATAAATCATTCCCCAAGTACCATCCCAAGTTGTATTAAACTTCGTGTACAAGTAAGCATCATTTTCAGCACTATAAGATGTTGTAGTTGAACCGTTGAAATCTTGCCAACCAATGTAAAGTCTAGCAGCAGCAGTAGTTCCTAATGATGTTCCGTTCTTACAGTTGTAAGCAGCATATCTCATACCGTTACCGTGTTTGTGTCCGAAACCAACCCACTCGTTATTACCAACTGCAACAGTCATATTTCTATTGTTGTTAGATGTCCAAGTGTCAGTAAAGTATTCAGTAGAAGTTAAGTTATCAAAGTAATCTTTGATTCTGTTAACTTGATTTAAACATACACTTGATTTGAAAATGTGAATTACTTTTGTAGTATTTGAACCTTCGTTATTAGAGTGAACCATAACAAGCATTTTGTTTTTCTCGTTATATCCAGTACCTGTAGCGTAAGCACTACTTGTAAGTAACATATGTGAAGTGTAATTATACCATTGAATTTGTCCACTAGAGTTATTTCCTGGATTCAATTCTCTCATAGTTTGTTGTCTATTTGTAAATAGTCTTCTAGGTCTGATACCTTCTGGTAAAACCATATTTAGTTTAGACCAAGCAGTTGTAAATTCAAATGAAGATGTCATTTGGTGATAAGAATGAAACGAAATAAATCCATCTTTTGAAGATGTGTAGTATTGTGCCCAAGGATATTGGTCACATTGGTACATAGATTTTAAGTAACAAGTCCAAGAAGTGTAAGATTGTGAAGTTAAGTTACAATGCGAAACATCTGTTGAGTGGTCACTATAATTGTATGAGTGTGAAGCGTCTCCTAACATACCGAAACGATAGTTAGTAGTTGAGTTACAAACGGCTGCCCAAGGCGAACCTACATTTTTGAAACCTGAATCGTAAATTCTGTAATTAACGTTGTGATTTTGGTCGGAGTTATCTCCCCAAATACCAAATAATGGAAGTCCTTCTTTTCGGTGATCTATTGATCCACCACTAGAACCGCCACCTAATAAGTTTGTTAAACTAGCCATTGATTTGTTCTCCTAAATTTTCTTTTAAATTATTTATATTAATTATTTTTTTCATTATTATTATGTTATAACCCATCCAATGAAAGAAGATGTTACATCTGGTGTAGTTTTGTAAACAAGTCTTAAACTTGCGTACTTAGCGTCACCGACAAGGTCTTCAGCCGCACCAGCAATATTGTTTCCGTTTCTAGCAATCGTTAAATTGTTAGTTTTCCATTGTCCGTATCCGTCAGCAATAATAACATAATCGTTATCAATTGGACTAGCAGGTAAAGTCATTGTAAAAGCAGAGTCAGTTGTGTTTGCAATGTAAGCAGCACCAGCCACAGCATTGAAACTAGCAGTTTTTGTTGTCCAAGATATTCCAGTTGCACTTGCCCAAATTGGATCTGAACTAGCACCTTGTGTTTGTAATACTTGACCAGCAGTACCGGCAGCAAGTCTTGCAACACCAGTAGAATCTCTATATAAGATATCCCCTTGTGTTGTTAATTGTGTTACATCTGCGCCTTTTTTGGCGATTAGTGTCCAATAGGTTGCATTTGAAGTAGCATTACCAGTTGAAGCTAAAATACAGATAAAACTCTGTCCGTCAAAAGTTACTATATCGTCAACTACATAAGATGTAGAAACATTGTAAGCACCTTGAAAGACTGGTTTAATTCTGCCTAAATTTATTGTTGCCATAATTCTAATTTTCCTTATTTCTATTTATATTTATATAAGTTTAACTCTCTATATATAAAAAATTTTTAATTTAATTCTACTTTCAAGTCTCCATTATCAACACTAAAAGTCAGTCCAGCACGCATAAAGAAACTATTAACAAATAGGTCTTCTTGGTTCTTCGTTTCTGCTCTTGTTTCTATATCGTCCACACCGTTAGTTTTAGTTATCTGTAATATACCTTTTATTTGAGGAGTAACTATGTTACCACCTGTGTCTGTAAAATTACTTTCATAGTAGTATAACTCGCCTATTGCACTACCACCTACTAAACTTTGTGCTTTTTCAGGTATTACTATTGTTACTGTTGCGTCAGCAGTACCTATTGTACCTGAAGTAGTTACGCCTGTTGTATATTCAACGCCGCCTGATTTTGTTCCACCTTCGGTCGTTGAAAATTTGAAATCTGATTGTAATAAGTTAGAATTTGAAACATCAAAAACATATGTATTACCTTCATACATTTTAATTTTATTTCTTGGTCTAACAATGTGTGTAATTGTGTCTTCGTCATCACCACCATCAACGATTAGTGTTCCACCAATACCAACTACGAACATTTTTGTTCCGTCAGCACTAAATGAAAATCCTCTAGGTTCAATGCTACTTGTTCTAAAAGTTGCTGTTGAAGTTACTGCCTGAGTAGTAGAAATATCATAACCAGTTACTAGTGGATATTGATTAATTTCATTACCAGTTCCGCCTACTGTATAAACTTTATCGCCGTCATCATCAAAAGCAAGTGCTCTTACTTTGTCATCTTCAGCAGCAACTGAAAATGCGTCAACAAATGAAGCAGTTGAAAGATCGTAAGCAGTAGTTAATAGATATTCATTGATATCATTTCCATCATCACCAAGTACGAATAATAATTCTCCTGGGTTAACAGCACCTCTAGCAACTTTATTAAATTTTAAATCTACAGCATTAGCGTCTTCAGAAACTATTGATAATCTTCTTGTGAAAGTAGCAGTTGCAACATCATAAGCGCCTGAAAGAGCATATTCATTAATGTTACCAGCAGCAATAGTAGGTGAAGTTTCAAAAGCCGTTCCTGAGTTTTCAATAACAAACATTTTAGTACCGTCATTATTAAAAGTCATTGCAACAGGTCCTATACCGTCAGCAACAATACTTTTTTCTTTTTCGTAAGTTAGTGATGTAATAGTGTAAGCACTTGATAATGCGTATTGTATAATTCTTGCGTGATATTTGTCAACAGCATACATTTTTGTACCGTTGTTGTTAAAAGAAATACCTTTAATATCTGATAAACCTTTTTGAGCAGTAGTATAATTACCATCACTTTGAGTTTCACTACCATTTCTAACTAAAGATGTTGTAGTTTGATATACAGCAGTAGTAGCGTCAAAAGCAGTAGTTAAATTGTATTGATAGATACTGTCGTTTTTATTAACGCCAGTTATATCTTTAGTTATAACTTTTTTAATAGTTTGACTTGTTGTATCGGAATGAATACCGAAAGCATAGAAGTCATCTTTTTCTTTTCCTGTTACTGTGAACTGTGTAAGTGTACTCATAATTCTATTTATCCTTCTAAGCGACCTCTAGTAATTTCCAACCATTAGCTGAACCAGTATATACTAGTGTAAAGGCTGCGTGATTTGTTTCTGCTATCATATCTTCAGCAATGTTCATAATGTCGTGTGAATTTCTATCAATTGTTAATTTATTTACTGCAAAAGTACCTTCTAAATCTACAAAAGTAACTGCGTCACCAACTAATGGACTAGCAGGTAATTGTATTGTTGAAACAGCGGCAGCAGTATTAACTAAAAATCTTTGATTACTTTCTGCAACAGTTATAGTTGAACCATCGCCGACAATAGTTACATATGGCGTTCCACCACCTAAACCTGTCCAACTTGATCCGTTATAACCTTCCCAAGCAACTAGAGATGAATTGTATCTTAAAGCACCTGTGAATAATGCACCAGCAACAGGTCTTTGTGAAGTTGTTCCTGTTGGTGGAACCCAAGCGCCAGTTCCTGCCTTATCTCTTGTTAAATATCCTAAGATAGCGTTTTCAGTAGGTACTGCTGTGTTTGCATTACCACCTAATGTTTCGTCTGTACTAAATTCGTTAATAGCGGCACCTAATTCTGCACCGATAGATCCAAGTTTTAATTCACTTAATCCTGAAAGGTTAAAGGCGTCTGCGTTTAGTGTAGCAGTACCAGTTGCCTGTTCAATTTTAAATAGATCACCAACTCTAAAGTCACCTTGTTGGTCAGTAGATACCCAATAGATTCTACCACCATCATTTTCAATAATTTCATCAGCTGTATCGGGAGCCTGTAAAGGTGTTCCTGGATAATTTGTTTTTACGAAACCACCAGTACCAATATTTAAGAAATCGTGACCAGTTAAACGAATGTTTGAGAATCCACTAGATATATCTGTTGATATATCAGCTAATTTTGCCTTACTAGTTCCTATATCTTCCGTTAATCTGATTACTGCTGTTCCGGTTGATACATCTTCTTCGGATACTAATCCAACTCTATAATATTTTGTATCGCCTGCAATTTTAACATTTGAAGCAAGTTTAACTATACCAGTTGCATTTAAAGTTGTTGTTCCTGATTTAATTGCAAGTAAAGGTCCTCTTTGACCTTGTTGAGCAGGTGAACCAAATCCACTTGCCAATGTAATTTGGAATGTAGAAGAGTCTTCTTTAGTAACTGTACATACTTCACCGTCTGTAAAGTTACCAGTTATAGTTTCTATGTGTAAATTACTTAATGAAGTATTAAATCTGAATATTGTAGCAGTTGCGGCCGAAGTATTACCTGTTATTGTAGCAGCACCTTGTCCTTGTGTAGTAAGCATATTTTCAATATCTGACACAGTAGCACCACCGATATATCCAAGAGGATTATATCTTAACATTAAACCTCTAGTTTGAATATTTACATTTACTTCGTCTTCGTCTGTACCTTCTGCAACACAAGCCTGTTCTCCGTATGCGTGTGAACAGTTAAGTCCTCTAATGAACCCACCTGATTCAGCGTAAATTGCCTTTTCACAATAATAAATGAATACTGATACTGCCTCACAACGACCTTTCCCTAAGATGTGAATACCCATACCATCACTATTGATTTGAGTAAAGTCATTACCTAACATTGATTTGTAAGATGAAGCGTGAGTATTTTTGTGTAAGTTACCATCAATCTGCATACCACAAGCACCTGCATTTAATGATGTACAGTTTTGTATGTATGGTGATTGTGTTTTAATATTTCCACTAGGGTCTAATGACATAACTGCAGCCATTTGAACACCTTTTGGTATTATTCTTTCGCCTACATCATCAATTCTAAATCTTCCTTTTGAAAGAGTTACCCAATCACCTGTTGTTAATCCGTGATTTGAGTTTGTGTTAACTGTTATGTCTCCAGCTGCATAAGCATAATCGTAATTAGCAACTGTAATATTTGTTGATTCTGCACCTTCAGCAATAACATTACCACCACTTACATAAATGTGGGCAAGATCGTGTACTGCTGTTTGAACTGTAAATGCGTTAGCACTTGTTACTGTTGCCTGATATGTACCACCGGCAAGTTTCGTACCAATTAAACCTTGATATGTAAAGTTTCTAATATTGTTTTTGTCATTACATAGGAACATATTTGAAGCATTGTTATCTTCTAATGAACCAACTGTTAAAGTTATATCACCACTACCACCGATATTTGCTGATGCTAAAGTGATTACATCACCAACAGCGAATCCTGAACCACCGTGATATGTATTAATTTCAACTGCTGTATTACCTCTAACAGTTATATTAAATACTGCACCTAGTCCAACATCTGGAACAGTTTGTGTTCCTTCAAGTGTACTGAAATCTAAACCTGATAATTTGAAAGTATCAGCTGCTGAAAATCCGTGAGAAGAATTACAAGTAATAGTTATGATACCAGTTGTATTATTGTAAACTGCGCCTATTACAGTAACTGAACCATAAGCAGCATTTGTAACTGTACCACCTCTAATATATGTGTGTACTAAACTTGATGTACCAATGTTAGCAGTAAAACTTGTTGAGTCTGGTGTAGTTGCAACAGCAAAAGATTTCTCAACTTTACTAGCGTGAATATATTTGTATTCTCCGTTAGTTACACCACTTGATGGTTTGTTGGTTACTTTAACTGTTTTAATTTGTGTACCTGAACCAGTTGCAGGAGCTACTCTTGTATTTCTTAAAGTTTCTCCCATTACTGAAATACCTGGTCTAATTCTTAAAGGTAAAATTTCTGCGTAAGTTCCGTTTTTAATTCTTA